TATATATTTTATAGGGAAATAAGTATAAAGGGGTAGGGGTAGATATTACCGGTGCTAAAGTTGCTAAAGTTGCTAAAGTCCACGCCAGTATTGAGTTATAGCGTTTCATAGGGTGCTAAACTTTGCTAAAGTCTGTTTTTCGATTGTTTTTTCAAAAAATACCCGTAATTTTAGCACATGCAGAACTGCCAGGAAATAATTGAAAAGGTTTATACCCATCCTGACGTGATTACATTGATCAGTAAAATACATCCAGAACAAATACGGGATGATCTACGGCAAGAAATGGCAATCAGCTTACTTGAACAGCCATGCGAAAAAACAGCAACTCTATTCGCACAAGATAACTTACTCAGGTATGCCATAAAAACACTTTGGTACATGGCTACCGGAACAAAAAATGAGTTCTACCGAAAGTACCGGAAATCTGATTTTAAACAAGCGATTGAGTATATCCGCGTTATGCAGCAAGGTTGCATAATCCCACCATCTGCCGTTTATAAGGCACAAAAAGTACTTGAAAACAAAGTGAACAATGCACATGAAGATCACGAAGCCAGAATATTTAACAAGTACATCGAACTTGGTTCTTCCAGGGCTGTTGCAGCTTGGTACGGTATACCGGTAAACCATGTTTGTAACATAGTTGCAAAGGTTAAAATTGAATTAAAACAAGTGATCAACCAATGATGGCACTTATCCCGATAGCTGCTTTTGTTACTGCTTACTACTTGGTAAATGTGGTGCAATGGCATGTCCCATTTAGGAGAGCATTGAAGCAGCGGAGGGTAAAGCCTATGGATTGTGTGCAATGTTTATCAGTCTGGTTCGCTATTGGGTTATATTTTTCACCTATTGAAATATCACAGGCACTTGCTTTAATATTTAGTGCAGGGTTCATATCAACAAAAATTCAATGAATATACTTGGCCTTACTTCCCAAACAAGTGGATGTGGTTACCATCGCATTTTGATCCCATTAGGTTTTATGGATGGTATTAAAGGGTATGTTACAAACATAATCACAGAAGATAAAGTTGATGGCTGGGATTTGGTTATTTATAACCGTATGTGTCCGTATGATAACGCCTGGCCTGAAACCAGAGAAATGCTTGGATTCCCAAAGGTAGTACTTGACCTTGATGACTATTGGAGGTTGCCGCCTAACCACATGAACTACCAACATTATGAAGTTCATGGAGAAAGGATAGAACAAAACATCGCTCAGGCTGATATGGTAACGGTAACGAATAAGTCTTTATATGATAAAGTTTACCCGATAAATAACAACGTACATATTTTTAACAATGCAATACCATTTGGGCGTAACCAATTCACAGAAGATAAGCAGCATAGTGATTTAGTTCGTATATTCTGGTGCGGAGGTGTTACACATGAACCAGATATTGCAATGCTTAGAAACCCTATACGCAAACTTAAAGTACATGCGGATAAAATTCAAATGGTACTTGGAGGTTATACTGATACGGACGAAGTAAGTAAGTGGTATTGGCAAAGAATGTTTAGCAGTTTTACCGCTGGCGGATCATTACCCTGGAAAAAACTACACGGTACATCAGCTACGAATTATATGGCGATGTATGAGCATGCTGACATAATGGTTATCCCTCTTGAAGAATCTGAATGGCATGCCTGCAAATCAAACCTGAAGATACTTGAAGCAGCAAGTAAGCGAATACCTTGTGTCGTTTCAAATGTAGCCCCGTATAATCAGTACCCTGACTGCCCGGTGCTTTGGGTTAATTCTCAAAAAGATTGGTTTTCTCATTTAAACTATTTAATTTTAAATCCTGAAGCCAGGCAGGAACTTGGTAATAAACTTTATGAGTGGGCAAAAGAAAATTTCAGTATCGACAAAGTTAACGCCGGAAGATTCTCCGCATTTACAGATCTTTGCAAACCACCGGCACTTTTACCTGTTCTATAAACAGACAGGTGAGATAGTTAATTTTCACCATGAAATACAGCGTGAACTTCTGGAAGCATATCGTGCTTTATTTGATCCTTACTATTCATACAGTATGACATGCCCTGCATGTGTTGCTGAATTTTTAACGCGAATATATTATTGGTATGACAATCGGTAAAAACACATTCGTTCACCCAACCGCAGTAATAAGCGATAATGTTAGCATTGGAGATAATTGCTACATTGGCCCTCTTTGTATTATCGGTTACCCTGCTGAATGGAGGGGTAAAGAAGAACAAGATGCTGGGGTAATAATCGGATCTGGTACAAGGGTTACCGGCCTGGTAACAATAGATTCGGGAGTGACTAAACCAACAAAGATCGGTGATGATTGTTATTTGATGAAGCATTGCCACGTAGGTCATGACGCTCATGTTTGGTCAAATGTTACGCTGTCATGTGGGGTTAAGATCGGGGGTCATTGCCACATACTGCCGCATTCAAACATTGGCCTGAATGCTGTTGTTCATCAGAAAGTACAGATCGCTGAAGGCTGTATGATTGGTATGGGTGCAGTAGTTACGAAAACGACAAACACACAACGGGGAAGAAAATACGCCGGTAACCCTGCAAAGGATATCGGTGAAAATATTATCAAATGAAAGTAGCTGTAATATCTCTTACATTCGGGGGCCGGTCAAATGATATTCTTATTCAGAACCATTTGAAAGCCGGGTATGATTACCATGGTGAAACGGTATGTGTTGAAGGAATAGCCAATGCCCTAAACGATGGTATTGATTTTATGAAGTATATCGGTGCTGATGCGGTTGCTTTCCTGGCAAATGATATTATTGAGCCGCCGGGTTGGTTATCTAAAAAGGTTGAAGCATTACGATCATATCCAGATGCGGGGGTAGTTGCCAGTTCGATACATGAAGTAGAAAAAGAAATACGGTCGCAGTTGATTATTGGCAACTGGCTTATCAGTAAGGAAACGATTGATAAGGTGGGTTACTTCAATGAAAGTATGTTTCCTTACGGCCCGATTGATCTGGACTATTGCCAGCGGTGCGCCGCCGCAGGGATTAAAACATACTATGTAAAAGATTGTTTAGCTTTACACCAGGGTAGTCATGCTACCGGGAATGAATACGGATGGAGTAAGGATGAAGCGGTAGCAAATGGTTATAGTAAAATGTATAACGGAGGCGACTACTTTTTAAACAGAATGAAATGAAAAAAATACTTATCATCATTTTTGCAGCACTGGTATCATGTGCATCATGCTCAAAAAAAGAAGCTATACCACAACAGCAAGTGCAGCTTATTCAGCCAACCGCATTAATCACATCAGTAGCAAAAGTGAACGCAGGAAGTAACTGGACAATCAGGATTAATTACACGTTGTCAAACATAACAGACGTACAGGATATACATATGACCGGTTCAACATATACATTTATTCCTGTTGTTTCTGGTGCTGGTACTGTTTATGATAATATTTCCGCATTAGGGATGGTTCAGTATAATTTCATAATTACCTTAAAAGATGGTAGCCGAATAGTTACGGCATTGCAAACTTTTAATCTTTAATCATGGCAAAGACAAAAAGAAAATATCTGACACCCGAATCAATGTTTGAACACTTTTGCGATTACCGTGAACAAACTAAATCTGAATTTATTACGGTAAAAGATTGGGTAGGTGGTGCAGGCAAAGAAGTAATCAGGGAAAAGGAAAGGCCGTTGACTGTTGATGGCTTTGAGAATTACTGCTCAGATAATGGAATTATTAATGACCTGGGTGATTACTTCAGTAATAATGGTGGTGCATATGATGATTTCATTTCAGTATGCAAACGAATAAAGCGCATCATCAGACAAGATCAGATTGAAGGAGGTATGGCCGGTATATATAATCCGTCAATTACACAACGTCTTAATGGGTTGGTTGAAAAAACAGAAAACAAGCATGAAGTAAATGAGATAGTTATAAAGCATGAAAGTTGAGGTAATACTTAAGAAACCTCATCCCGCTCAACAGGCCGTACTTAATAGTGCGGCCCGTTTTCGTGTTATGATGTGCGGTAGAAGATTCGGAAAGTCTTTAATCAGTCAGAATGTAGCAATAGAATACGGTATAAAGAAAAAGTTTGTAGCTTATGTAACACCAACTTACCAACTTGGAAAAATATTTTTTCAGGAAATAATAAAGCTGCTCCCAGGTGAAATATATAGTAAGAATGAAGCAGACCTTGTTATTAACTTTATTACGGGAGGATCAATAAGGTTCTTCACTGGAGAAAGACTTGATGCTATGAGGGGACTGAAATTCCATATAGTAATTATTGATGAAGCGTCTTATATACCGAATCTCCAGGATGGTTGGCTAAATAGTATAAGGCCAACACTTACCGACTTTAAAGGACAGGCAATATTTCTGTCAACCCCAAAAGGTAAGAACTTTTTTTATTCATTGTTCATGAAGCATGATGAACCAGAATGGCAGTCGTTTAAATTTACCACATACGATAACCCGTTTATTGATCCATCTGAAATTGATTCAGCAAAAGAGCAGTTACCACATAGCGTATTTGAGCAGGAGTATATGGCCAATCCAATGGAAAATGCAGCTAACCCATTTGGATCTGATCATATTAATAAGTGTGTAAAACAAATGGGTACTGGCCCGGCAGAGTATTATGGTATTGACCTTGCTAAATCTGTGGACTGGACTGTGATTACCGGCATGAATTCAAATGGTGAAGTGTGTGAATTTCACAGATTTCAAAAAGATTGGATGCAAACAAGACAGACCATTATTGATGTAGTACCAAAGAATAAGCCGGTAGAGATTGACTGTACTGGGGTAGGTGACCCGATTGTAGAGGATTTACAAAGACATTTTCAGATGATGTATGGGTTTAAATATTCATCAACCAGCAAGCAGCAGTTAATGGAAGGGCTTGCGTCTTCTATACACAAGGGCGAAATATCTTATCCGGACGGCCCGATAAAAGATGAACTTGAAATATTTGAATACGTATTTACCACCACAGGGGTTAAGTATTCAGCCCCGCAGGGATTCCACGATGACTGCGTTAATAGCCTGGCTTTGGCAAACAGATGCCGGATAAAGCATAAAGGGCTTGGAGTTTACCATATAATTTAACTTCAACAATTTCTGGATTTTAACATAGTATAGTATGACTATACGCCAATTCCAGGAACTTTACTTTATTGCACAATCTCCAGATGCTGATATTGATAAGTCAATAAAGATGGTCGGTGCTATCACCGGTAAAACACCTGAGCAGGTAGATAAAATGAGGATGTCCAGGTTCAACCGACTTTGTGCCGAAATACAAAAACAATTCTCTATAATAAATAAACGGCTTGATTCCGGTAAGCCCCAGAAGTATGTTATAATCGGATGGCGTATATACCGGATCAGCTACGAAATTACAAAGCCGCCAATGAATGCTGCCAAGTATGTTGAAGCACTTACATTCGGTGCAGAAGTTATCCCAAACCTACATAAAATATTGGCCTCAATGTCTGAACCATTACGTTGGTCATGGCGTAGGTTTAAGTTCATTCCGTATGAGTGTGATCATGAAAAAATTTCATCCGATATGGAACGAATGAATTTTGAGGCTGCATACCAGGCGGCGGTTTTTTTTTACATTCTATACACCGAATCAATGCGTCTTATCCAGCCTTATTTGGTTCAGCAGATGAAAGCGAAGGGGATAGATCAGAGCAAAGCGGAGCAGGCGTTAACGAATTCACTAAACATTTTGGATGGATTTTTAACGCCAAAGTGGTCGCTGAACATGAGGCAATACCTATTAAACAGGTTTGGGAATTAGGGGTGATCCATTTTCTTAATGATCTTCTTTACCTAAAGGTAAAAGATAAGTATGATGCAGAACAACTTAAAAGAATTAACAACAGGTAGTATAATACCGTTTGTTTTAGTCAACGGGGTTAGGTACTATTTTTTACCATTTAGTGTAAACTGATGCCGAAAAGTATAGCACAAGCGCAAAAAGCGTTCAAGTTTGATGTAGGTGAAAATAATAACCAGTTCATTGAGTTCAATGAATCCGCAAACGTATTTTATTCATTTGGCATAAAGTTCAAGAAGGTTATCGGTATTATAGGTAATCGGAAAGGAGTTGCTGCTACCGGTAATATGATCGGTGATGGATGCCAGTTCAGTGTATCGGAAGATGGACAGGTTATGGAAATAACTATGCCAGATTACTTTGATTACCCAAATATGGGTGTACGTGGTGTTAAGAGTTCAAAGAATGCACCTGACAGTCCGTATAAGTTCAAGACGTACGGCATGAATAGTGAGGGCCGACAATCCATCAAGAAATATATAGAAGATGGTAGAGCGAAGATTTCAACAGTAGCAAAAGATAAAGCATTTGGGATAGGCCGGGAAAAGAAACATAAAAGTCTGATTGATACCCAAACAGACCAGCTTATTTATTTGATAAAAAGGTTTGGTATTAAGGCTACAAACTATTTTACTGAATCGCTTGATGAAGCGTTTAAAGATTTTGGGCCACAGATGAGTGAAGCATTGGGGAAAGATATTGCGTTTACGATTGATAAATTAAACAGGAATGGCAATAACAATTAATAGCACACCTTCAGGAAGTCAGTCTGTTCAGGATGCGCTTTGGCATGTATGTACTTCAGATAATAGCGGGGCTGTTGATATGAAGTATGTATTTGATGTCTGGATAAACGGCGTTCAGAAGATCCGGGTAAAACAGGCCCCTGAACCATTAACAGGTAAGGCGTACTTTGATGCCGGGCCAACGGTTAGGAATAGCATGACATACGGATGGTTTGAGCCGATCAATACTTCAGCCTATGTTGCAGAGCCAGATATGAGTGGTCAGGTAGGTATAGTTTATGCTTTGCGGATCGGTGAGGATGTAAGCGGGGTTACTACTTCAAATATGGCCAGCGGTGAGGTAAGTGGTTTTAACTGGTGTCCGAACTTATTTAAACATCGTGTTACTGCACTTTCCGATAAGCTAAACAAATGGCTTACCAACAGGCCCGTTACCGGTAATACAAAGGCTGGCGAAAACCTATTTGTACCGTTCTATACAAATACATCTCCCGGGTCAGTTATACTTAAATGCCGTACATACGATGAAGGAGGAGGCCTTATTGCTACGGTGAGTGGTAGCCCGGTAGTAGTTGAAAACGGGTTCATACAAATGAATATTGGAACTACGGCATTAACTGCAACACTTTCGGCTTCATTCGGTAGCAATGTCCGGTATTATGAAGTAGACTTTACCCATGTTGCAGCTTATGAAACTTTCAGGGTATACCTGACCTGCAATGCAAAATATACACCGGTATTGGTTCATTTTCTTAACCGGTGGGGTATGTATGATACTCAGCGGTTTGACCTTGTAAGCCGGTTAAGCATGGATGTTGAACGTAAAAGTTTTGAGAAACGCGGATATGAGTTTAACGGAAACAGCGTTGATTATAAAAGTTCTTCTGGCAGATATTACGAAGGGAAGATAAACTATGCAAATAAGGCAAACTGGATCTATAAACTTACCGCAGATGCGATGACTGATGCGGAGTGGGAATGGATGGCTGACCTTATTCAGTCATCACAGATATTAATGGAGGTAGACAGCTATTTTTATCCTGTAACTATCCGTAATACAAACTATGAATACAGTAAGTATGAGAATAATAAACTGAGGCCGTTGGAAATTGAATTTGAAATGAACCAACAAAGATATACACAACTACGATGACGCGGATATTTATAGAAGATAATGAACTTGATGTTGACCAGGGGTTGAGCAATCAGATTACGTATGCTATTGATGATCTTAATAACCTGGATAGCAAAATGACTGCTTTCAGTAAGACTATTATATTGCCAGGTACAACAAATAACAATACACTTCTCGGTAATATATTTGAATTTAATAATAGCAACTTTACTGATTCATCCCTTGCAAATGTGAACTATAACTTTAATGCAAGTAAGGCTGCAAAATGTCGTATTGAGTGTAATGGATTGCAGGTAATAAAAGGTATTTTTCGGTTACTTGAGATAATAACTACTGATGGAGTTCACGAATATGAATGTGCTGTTTTCGGTGAACTCGGTGGTTTTATATCTTCAGTTGGTAACTTGAGGATTGAAGATATTGACTTCTCGGCATACAATCACAATTACGAAATTTCAGGTATTACCGGGTCTTGGGATAATGCCGGGGCCGGATATGGGTATTACTATCCGCTTATTGATTTCGGTACATTCAGCACAGGGGCGTACGGAACAGCTAAAAAGGACTACCAGTATAAAACATTTAGGCCAGCTTTATTTGTCCGGGAAATACTGGATAAGATAATAACTGGTGCTGGGTATACCTGGGAAAGTAATTTTTTTGACACTGCATTTTTCAACCGGTTAATAATACCGAATAATGCTAAAGACCTTATTGTACCCAAAAGCCAAATATTTTACACAACAGCGAATCCGTCTTATTCTTTATCTGGTGTGCTATCACAGGCAAGTGAAACACTGGATGACGGAATAACCATTAATTCACCTATTGGTGGTTTATTTAGTACAAGCGATAATAAAACATTTACATATAGTGGTACTGCGGGTAGTTTTAATTTCGGCATTATAATGGCTGGAAATTTTAGTATATCATTTGCAACAGGATCTCCACAGATTGGCCCTATAACAATAAGCATAAAAATTGAACTGTATAAAAATGGTTCACTTGTATATTCCAATGGTCAGACTTTTGGTAGAAGCAATCCAGGAACAGGCACTATTAACTGGAATGTATCACCGGTAATTTCAATGGCAACAAGTGATACATTTGAGATACATATTGAAACAACAGTCACCAGGCCATCATCATTAAACACTACGAATTATTCAGTAAATATTACCGGTGCATCAGTAAGTATTGATACGCCAGTTCCGGTGCTTTCACCCGCTGAACTGCATGACCCGATTGTTTTCAATGAGATACTGCCAAAGAATATATTTCAAAAAGACTTCTTTACAAGTATATTAAAAATGTTTTATCTACTTGTTACAGAGGATAAGTTTAAAAACAAACATTTAATAATTGAGCCTTATGTAGATTTCTTTGATGTGTCGACTTCAAGTTATATTGATTGGTCTGATAAGGTTGATCGAAGCGGTGTTATCAGGCAGAAACCAATGAGTGAAGTAAATGCCAGGTATTACGGCTTGAAATATAAACAGGATGTTGATGTTTTTAATGATGAATATAAAAAGAAATATAATGAAGGGTACGGGGATAGGGTGTTTGATAACAATCTTGATTTCGCAAAAGATTCAGATAATGTCGAAGTGATATTTTCTTCTTCAGTACTTACAGGTTATTCGGGTGAGGATAAGATTGTGCCCGCAATATTCAAACGTAGTAACGGACTTGAAGATAGGATACAGCACAATATCCGAATTATGCAGGCAAAGAAAGTAACCGGTATTACTTCATGGGATATTATGGACGGAGCAACGGTTCTTACAAGTACAACAGATTACGGGTATGCCGGACACCTTGATGATCCGGATGCGCCTAACGCTGACTTGAATTTTGGTGCTCCACGTGAATTATACTTTACGCTTGTTTCAGGAGATCTGAGTAATAACATATTCAATGCTTATTACTCATCATATTTCGCAGAAATTACAGATAAAGATAGCAGGTTACTTACTGTAAACGTCATGCTAAATGAAGTAGATATTTATAATCTTGACTTCTCAAAGTTCATATATATTGACGGTGGTATATACCGGATAAATAAGATTATTGACTATGTACCGGGATCACTTGAAACAACAAAGGTTGAATTATTAAGAGTAATATATACAACATATTAACATGGATATTTTAAAATGGAATACAGAAACACAGCAGTGGGAAATACCTGTGATCGGTATAGATCAGATACCAGGGGCATTAATAGAACCCACATTTGAGCGGGATGTAACCATAACAAACCCGGCATATGGGCTTGTTTTACCATCAGATTCAAAGCAATGGAGGTTACAGGTAAATGACGCAGGAACATTATTCATTACAGAAGTAACACCACCATAATGGCACAAAAAACAGTAGTAGCAGCAGAGATAAGAATTGACGGCATGGATAAAGCCGGGCAGTCAGTAGGTAGTTTCCGTAAACAACTGAAAGAGGCGCAGCAGGATGTTATAAACATGGCCGATAAATTTGGCATAACATCAAAGGAAGCTGCAAATGCCGCACAGAAAGTAGCTGCTTTAAAAGATCGCATTGGTGATGCAAAAGCATTGTCAGATACTTTTAATCCGGATAAAAAGTTTGTAGCATTATCTGGAGCATTACAGGGCGCGGTTTCCGGATTCTCCGCATTGCAGGGTGTTATGGGGTTATTCGGGTCAGAAGGAAAGGAAGTACAGGAAGTACTATTAAAGGTTAATGCAGCAATGGCCCTACAACAAGGGATAAGCGGTATTGCTTCGGCAGTTGATAGCTTTGTTATACTTGAGAAAACAATAATAACAAAAGTAGTTACTGCGTTTAGTACCCTTAAAGGGGCGGTGCTTGCTACCGGTATAGGCGCGCTTGCCGTTGGTATAGGTATACTTATCGCCAACTTTGATTCGTTTAAAGATGCTATTTCAGGAGTAAGTGCAGAGCAACGTACACTTAACGAACTTACAAACCAGGCAATAGAAAGTTCAGTAAAAGAACTGGCACAAACGAAGCTACTGGTTGATGAATACCAGAATGAGAATACAACAAAGAGCCGAAAAAAAGAGATACAAGATAAGCTGCAAAAAGATTATCCGGCATACTTTGGTAATATGAAAACCGAAAAGCAATTTGCCGAAGGGCTTAGTGCTGCGTATGAAAAATGGTCTGAAGCAATACTTTTAAAGTCCAGGGCTCAAGCTGCAAGCAGTATGATCATTGCAAATGAAACTCAGGCGATTAAATTGCAGTTACAAGTATTTGATATAATTAAAAAAAAAGGATCAGACATTTCTAATGAAATGTCTGATTTATTAATAAAAGGAGGGGTTGCAAGAATTAAGGAACTACGGGATCAGAATAAACTTTTACTTTTTGATCTAAGCAATTCAAATAAGGAACTTACAAAACTCGGCGGCGATCCTTCAAAGCAAATTACTACGCAAAAACCAACTACTACGCAAAAACCAACTACGGCGACCGGTACAGAAAAGACATCAGAACTAAAAAAGCAACTTGAAAATGAAGAAGTAATAATAAACGGTAGTTTTAAAGACCGGTTGATGAAGAACCAGGCATTCTGGGATGAAATTTCTGAAATGAAAAGAAAGGCTGCTGAACAGTCCGCAAAATTTGTTGATGAAGATATTGACCTTGCTTTAAAGCAAAGCGAAATTGAGGGCATCATCCATGATAATAAAATAGCTCAAATAGCGGAGGTTGGTAGCACACTTGAAAATTTATCTTCTATTGTTGGCAAGCAGACCGCAGCAGGTAAGGCGATAGGTATAGCAACGGCGTTGATCAATACATACCAGGGAGCATCAGAAGCACTTAAACAAAAATCTACCCTACCATCTCCATTTGATGTGATTGCAAAGGTGGTAAATGTAGCTACTGTTATCGCTACCGGTATAAAGACCGTTAAGGCTATCACTGCTGTTAAGGTTCCCGGAGGAGGATCTGCCGGGGCATCAATACCTTCCATCGGTAGTATATCCGCTCCGCTTCAGCCACAGTTACAAACCACTACATTAAACCAGGGGCAGGTAAACCAAATCGGAAATGCCGCAGCCAGGGCGTACGTTTTAGAAACCGATGTAAGTACAAACTCCGAAAGGGTGCGCCGATTTAATAGGCAAGCAAGGATAAATTAAACAAACCCGATAAAAAAACATAGTATAGTATGGAACTGCCTATTTATGAATTAAAAATATCTGACAGCGAAAAAGATTCCGCAGAGGTTTCTTTCATTGCGCTTGTAGATTCCCCGGCTATAAAACGTGATTTCCTGGCCTTTAAAGACACGGTAAAATTTGAAGTCGTGAGCGAAGATCAGCGGGTTATTACAGGCCCTTTGATGGTTCCAGATCAGCTTATCTATCGTGATTCAACAAAATATGGTGAGCATTATGTAAAATTCACATCAGACACAATTAAGGCCATCAGCATAAAGTTTGCAAAAAAAGGGTACCAAAAAAACGTCAATATAATGCACGATGAGAATATGCAGGTTGACGGGGTTACTATGTTTGAATCATTTATAAGCGATACAAAAAGAGGGGTAAAACCAATGTCAGCTTTCGCTGATTTACCAGATGGTACATGGTTCGGTAGTTTTTATGTTGAGAATCCACAAGTTTGGGAAACAGTAAAATCCGGTGCTGTAAAAGGTTTTAGCGTTGAGGGGTTATTTGATTACGAAGTACCGGCTTCAAAGGAAGAACAGTTGATGACTGAACTAAAAAAAATATTAAACAGTTTTTAATTTTTAACATAGTATAGTATGGAAGCAAAAGAAATACTCGAAAAAGTAAAATTATTCTTTAATGAATTAATTGCCCCTACGCCCGCACCAACACCTGAATACGAACTAAAGATCGGCGGGAAAGTTACGATTGATAAACTTGAAGTTGGTGGTATGGTTATGATTGATGATGCGCCTGCTTTGCCTGGTGATATTGAACTTACTGACGGAACTATGATAACCGTTGGTGACAACGGTGTAATATCAGCTATAACAGCCCCTACGGCTGCACCAGCACCCGGTATGGATATGGGTGAAAAGTTTACAGCTTTTGAAACAACTACAAATGAAAAGTTTGCAGCATACGAAACAAAGTTTGCAGCATACGAGCAAAGATTTGCTGATTACGAGGCAAAAATGAGCAAGGCCAATAAAGTAATTGAAGAATTACTGAAACTATCCACGCTTATTGTAGAAGCGCCAGCCGCCGCACCGGATGGCAGTGCAAGTACTGCTGGATTTGCCGCTGAACCTGAAAAAAAGAAATATTCACCAATATTATTCAACTAATTAAACAGAAATAAAATGGCCTTATCTCTCGGCGGTCTTACCGCATACACAAAACAACTTGTTAAACCGCTTTTGACTTCTGCTGTCTTTGAAGCAAAGACACAGCAGATGATAATGGCTGGTGGTATCGTAATACCGAATGTAAAAAGTTCGGCAGCTATACCTTTGCTTGATACCGATGCGGTATTTGCTACACAGTCTTGTTCTTTTGATGCAAGTGGTACAACCACATTTACTCAAAGGACAATCACAGTTGGTAAAATTAAAGTTGAAGAAAAGATATGCCCGAAGGACCTGGAAGCGTACTTTACTCAGGAAGCCCTGAAAGCTGGTAGTACTTACGAAGATTTCGGTAACACCGACTTCCAAAAAGTATTCTTGGATAAAAAGAATACCCGAATAGCTGCACAACTTGAAACAGCTATCTGGCAGGGGGATGCTACCGGGGCCACAGCAAACACAAATAAATTCGACGGTTTACAGAAACTGATTGCCGCCGGGTCACCAGTTGACGCGAATGTATCTGGTTATACCGGTATCACAGGTTCAGCAGTTGCGACAGTAACCGCATCAAATGTGATTGCATGTACCGAAGGAATTTACAAAGCCATACCGGTTGCAGTACTTTCCAAAGGTGATGTAAAGATTTTTGTAGGGGATGACTGGTACAGGTTGCTGATCATGGCTTACAGGGCTTTAAACCTGTTCGCTTATAATCCACAGGACACGGCAGCCAGGACATTTGTTTTGCCAGGCACTTCAGTTGAAGTGGTACCGGTAAACGGTCTGAACACCACAGGTGATGCGTACGCAATCAGCTTGTCAAATATGGCGATGGCAGTTGACCTGATTGATGAAGAAAATAGCTACAAAATGTGGTACAGCGAAGATAATAACGATGTGAGGTTCAGGGCTGAATTTAAGATCGGTGTAAACGTAGCATTTACTACTGAGTGTGTGAAGTTCATCTCTGCAATCTAAGAACAATATTTTATAAACTAAAGGCGGTGCAATAAACGCCGCCTTTTTTAATACTCAAATTATGGCAACTTGTGCTTTAACTGCTGGTTACTCGATAGTATGTAATGATGTTGTCGGTGGTATATCTGCGGTATACTTTGGTGAACTGGCAAACCTTACAATAAATGATGCCAGCGGTACAGTTACCGGGATTACAAAAGTTACCGGTAAAAGGTTCTGGAAGTTTGAAGTACCCAGGAAGTCTACGGCAGCAGCTACAAGCAATCCAACGCCATCAAATGATAATGGGACACTGTTTTTTGATCAGACTATTGAATTTCCGGTAAATTACCGCGATGCAACTACCCGGAATATTATCACAACTCTGGCAAAAAATACGAAGCTGGTTTGCGTTACACTTGATTATGATGGATCGTATAGGATGTACGGTAAAGCATACGGTATGAATATGGTAGCTTCTACCGGGGGCAGCGGAGCCGCAATGGGTGACCCCAATGGGTATGTGCTGAAGTTTGAAGGCCAGGAAAAAGAAGATTTCTTTATCGTTTCTTCAGCCGTTGGCCTTGCACTTGAAACACCTGGATAGTTTTATTTGTAGATAATAATTTAGCCCCGTCCGTTGAAAAGACGGGGTTTTTTAGTATGATAAATTTGACAAAAGGAAATATAGATTCAATCTACATTACCGCCGTAGAAAACATATCTTCAGGCATTGCATCCCCGTATTATTACTTTATCTTTACGAATAGAACTACTGGAAACATTGTTAATGTTACGTTAGGGAATTCAAGTACTTCATTAAGATATGATAAATGTGTAGTTACCGTTAATGATTACTTTGAAGATGAAGATGAAGGGTTCTGGACTTACCAGGTAAAATCAAGGATATCGGCAACAGGTACAATCGGTAGTGCAGTGCTTGAAACAGGGTACATGTATTTAAGGCCATCAACAGAATTTTCGCCAACAGAATATGCTGATCAAAATAATGACTTTGTAACTTACAATGGACAATAATACACCAGATATAACACCGACATACGGTAATATTATTACTGTAAAATTTGCGCAGGCACAACAGCCAAAGTTTGAAGAACGCCGGGGGAAAGGGTATATTGAATTCGGGGTTAATAATGATTACCCAAAATATTTGCTTGATCTTTATAATGAATCACCGAAGCATGGTGCTATTATAAAAGGTAAAGCTAACTATATTTTTGGGAAAGGTTTTGCAGGTATACTTACTCCAGCAAATGTACGTGGTGAATCCTGGAATAATATTTTAAAGAAGTGTATTAAAGATGATGAAATTTATTCCGGTTACTACTTACAGGTTATTTATAACCTACTTGGTAAAATAGCTGATGTTTATCATATTGAATTCCATAAAGTTCGTACCAACAAAACACAAACCGAATTCCAGGTAAAAGATGATTGGGCTGATAATAAAGAAAAAGCAAGATGCTACCCGGCTTATGATGGACAGTATAGCAAAGAACACCCTTCAAAGGTCATATATATAAAACAGTATAATCCGCGATCTGATGTATACCCATTACCTTCATACTTCCAGGGTCTTAATTATATCGAATGTGATGTGCAGGTAAGCCGGTATATTTTAGGAAATGCAAAAGATGGATTTGCCTCAGGTAAGATGATCCAGTTCTTTAATGGCGAACCAGCTGAAGAAAATAAGGGGCAGGTAGAAAAAGGTTTAAAGAAAAAGTTTTCAGGTAGTGAAGGTGATCGGTATACGATTGTTTTTAGCAAGCCGGGTGAAACACCAGTACAGATATCTGATCTTGGAAATACCATGCTGACAAAAGAAGATTTTACCCCTGTAAATAATCTTATCCAGGGTGAAATATTTGCATGTCATCAGGTAACAAGTCCTATGCTGTTTGGTATTAAAACAGAGGGGCAATTAGGTGGGCGTAGTGAAATTGTAGATGCGTATGAGATATTTAATAATACATACGTAAATGAAAGACAACAGGCACACGAAGAAACGTTTAACCACCTGTTTAAAATCACCGGATTAAATGCTGAGTATAAGATTGTTCCGGTTGAACCTTTGGGATTCAGTATTAAAGATGATCTATTACTGGATGTGATGCCGCGTGAATACTTTATGGATAAACTTGGCGTTGATCAGAAATACTACTCTTTGCCACCGGCCCGTACTCAAGCGGCCCCTGGAGTTCCAGCGGTAGATGCTGCCGGCAATCCAGTTCTGGCAGCCAATGATAATATTAAGAACCTTACCGGTAGGCAGCATCAGCAAGTTATGAGGATAGTCAGGCAGTATATGAATCAGAAGATGACGAAAGACCAGGCATCATTAATGCTTAAGATTGGGTATGGACTTACTGATGAAGATGTAAATACATTTTTAGGTATTGAAAATGAAAACTTTGCTTCGCATGAAGAAATTGAACTATCGCTTTATGAACAGTTCAGTACTATCGGAGAAGATGCAAATATATTTGAAGAACTTGGCCGAAAGTCGGCCAGCCAATGTGAGTACTTTGCAGAGGTTAAAATGCTGACAGAACTTGAAACAAACATACTTGATATTATAAAAAAGGATAGTTCGGTAACTGCTGAAATATTATCCACAGCATTAAAGCAGCCGGTAAAAACAATTGAACAGGTAATTTCCGGTCTTGAAGATGGGGGGTATATAAAAGGAGGCGAATCTACAGGTAAAAAAATGCCTGGTGATAAGCCACCAGTAGTTGATATTTTATTGAGGTATAAATATGACTGGAGAAGTATTGTGCCTGTTTCGCAAAGGGATACAGCAAAACACCCTTCCAGGGATTTCTGTGTAAAGATGATGCAGCTTAACCGGCTATATAGCCGTTCAGATATTGAAACAATCAGCAGCCGTCTTGGGTATTCTGTTTGGGATCGTGTAGGCGGTTGGTGGACAATGCCTGACGGTACACATAGTCCACAATGCAGGCATGAATGGCATGCCTTAACTGTAATACGTAAAAAATGAGCGCAAATATAATATTCATAACACCCGCATTACTTAAAAGCCGAACAGGTATCAGTGAAGCTATTGATGATAAACAAATAAAGCCACAGATAAAACTGGCTCAAGATATGTATGTGCAATCGGCTTTGGGTAGTACTCTTTATCTACGGCTTCAATCCGGTGTTGAAGCAGATAACCTGGGATCAAGTGAAACGATTTTACTAAATACTTATGTAACTGATTGCCTCGTTTGGTATACCATGAGTTTATTACCTATCTCTTTGGGTTACCAATTTTTCAGTAAGGGTGTTTTACAGAAAACAGCAGAGGAAAGCAATACACCCAATAAATCAGAACTTGAAAGTATAAGCACTCAATACAAGCAAACGGCTGAATTTTATAAGCAAAGGATGATAAATTATTTGCGCGAGAATTATACTTTATTTTCTGAATATTTTAATACTGGGTCTGGATATGATATTATTTTCCCCGAACTTAAAGCGTATACCTGTCCAATATACTTAGGTAATGCTTATTCTCCAGATGGCAACAGATCCTTCGGAAATAACCAGGCAAATGGTACGCCAATATCATTAACTATTGCACCTACTACCGGGGTATCATCATTTACTATTACCGGTATGCCTGCGGGTGGAATTGTGATTATTGCGACCCGTAGCGGTCAGGTAAAAGGTATAACCAATGCAGCTACTACCAATACTTTATATTTGCAAATCACTGGAACTACATGCACCTTGCCTACCGGCGATACTGTTGCAGATGGTGAAATATTTATTTTCATTTACCGATGAAGTATAAAAAATCAATAATCGAAAAAGTTTTAAAACATGACTTACAATCAGGTAATTTCAACGCTACAAAGCCTACTGGAAAGCCATGCCATGATAAAAACAGTAAAAAATGCAACTCCAAAGGAGTGGTTAAACAGGAATGATGGAACGCCCGAATTTCCTGTATGTTGTTTTTTTATAAATAGTGGTGTATTTAGTAAAGGCCGAGAACAGGATTATAGTATTCAGTTCTTTTTTTTAGATAAGTCAGGAACAGAAGCAGAGTTTGAACAGGATGTTATAAGTGACCAAATCGGAATTGCTTACGATATTGTAGAGATGATCAGGGGTACCAGGCGGGAATATACTATTGATGATTCTGTAAACTTTAATACGATTTCAGATAAGTATGAAGATTACCTGGCAGGTGTTGAAATAACTTTTACATTAACTACACAAAGCGACTTTGATGGTTGTGATGTGCCAACAGTATCAGCATGAGAAAACTAATATTTATACTTCTTTTTATCCCTGTGTTCGTATCTGCTCAGATATATCAGCGGGTGCCTCAGTCTTTATGGATGCCGCGCTTAAAACCTGATAGCGTTCTTTCATTGCCTTTGGGATTGGGTTCATTACGTAACTTATCAGATGGTAGAGATACAGGGCAGATACGTTATTATAAAACGGATTCATCCGCTTATGTCTGGACAGGGTATCAGTGGAGGCAGGTAGGTGGGGCAACTTACTCAGGAACAGCGCCTGTTTCGGTATCGGGTACGGTGATATCCTTAAATACAGTTCCAATAAATAAAGGCGGTACAAATAACTCATCGCTTTCGGTAGTTGCGGGAACATTGTATTATGGCGATGGCACAAAGTTAATAGGTCTTACCCCTGGTACATCTTCTCAGGTTTTACATGGTGGAACTACGCCATCATGGAAAGATACGACAGCATCAGGCGGCTCCACCCCTACACTTCAGCAGGTATTCAACACAGAAACAGGCGGTAGCGTTTTGACAAAGAATGATACCATCGCTGGTGGCGGCT